GAGGCAAACTTAATGCCGTCACTCTCAACTGGTTTAGCTTTGAATTTGTGTTTAAGCATTCCACAACCTCAGTTCGGCTTTGCGTCTATTTACTAAACCTTGCATAATTTTACCCCTAACTCTAACAACACCTTGTTTAGGGTCAAAAAACTCGAACGCCGCTCTTGAGTAATCCAGGGCATTTAATTTTTTCAGTCCTGTGCTTGCTCGAAAAGAAGAGCCGCCCCAGTTATAAACAAGACTTACTAAGGCGTCGTACTGACCTTGGGTTAAAGGAGCGTTTACTGCTTTAACGATAGTAGTATCGGTTATTTTTAGATCATTCAAAAAAATTCTATCAGCATCCTTTTCAGTGATAGTGGTATTAAACTGTTCATGAGGAGATATAACATGTCCATAACCTATTGTTAATTTACCAGCTGGGCAGATGTAGGGTTTACTTTGAAAACCCTCATATTTCTTGATGAACTCAAGCCCATTTTGTGATATATTCATATAGATTTTTCAATAGGTTATTATGTTATATATTATACAATTCTTTCAAGTATATTTAAAGCCTTTAATGATAGGTTTTATAAGCTTTTTAGGGATATATTTATTAAAAAAAAATAAGTGCTTAGAAGCTGAGAACTTAATTGCCCAAAATAGGCTTAATGAAACAAAGAAGGTGATAGATGTTCAAAACAAAATTATCAAGATTATTGAAGATACAAAGCCTGTTGATTTTAATGGGAATCTTGAGCGGATGCGCAAAAACCAACTGTAATTATACTCCAATGTATAATTTACCCGAAATGCCCATAGCTGGAGCGGATGTAGCGGGTGAACTAGAACAAGTTTGTGACGGCACAAAATGCCCTAATACCAATAAGTGGTTAAATGATCTTTACTTTTTTAAGCAGCAGTACGCCTTATATAAAGATGTGCTAAAAAGCGATACATAGGGCTAAATGTCTGTTAATTTAACTCTTCATTCTTTTTTGTATTGAATTCGTTGACAAGATTAGCTAATATGTTGTTGACTCTCTTTTTCGATTGTTCATAACTTTGATAGGGTGTTTGAACCTTTACCGGTGTTTCTGAACTTTCATCGGTGTTAAAACTGGTTCTACTGCTGCTCGAACTATTCGAGCAGCATCCTTCTAACTTCCTCATTGTAGTTTGGTAGTTCACCCGTAGAGAGTATATCAAAATTAAAAAAATCATCAATTCCAGGTTAACCTAAAACCCCGAGGAAGATAATTTCGTTGTATGATATTAAGTGGAAGCGTCATCATCACTTTCAACGACATCTATTTCGCTATTATTTAATGCCCCTAGAAGATTAACTCCTCCAGCTAATATTGAACCTATAGCTACAAAAGTCAAAGCTATCTCGTGTACATGATCTGTATTTAGTTTTGACAACACATGAGCCAAATACGCGATGATAAAAAAAAGAAAAAAGACAGTAAATTTAATGAATCTCATATGTTTATATATTTGGTGTCAGGAGTTTCAAAACGCACTGGGGTGCGCCCGTCAACTTCATGCAAGCACTGTTGTATATTAACGGACTCCCGACATAAATAGTATTTATATGGGCTTTTTAACGAGATCCCCAGTTATAGCGTTTTGAAGCACTAGTTATAATACTCTACAAAAAAAATTAACTTAAGTCAATGAATAGGAGGGAGTGGATGTCAAAAACAGTTCTTTTATTTATCTTCAATCCTGACCACCTGATACGTTGTATGTTATATCACCAAACGTGGTGTTAGCCTGTATAAGTACGCCACCTTGACCACATTTAGCTTTGGTATTAGTTTGATTAATTAAAGTTTTAGAACCGATCCATGTGCTTGCTACTGTCGTAATATCATTTAAGCTAGAACTGTTAATTGCACGTAAATCACAACCATTTAAAGTAACTGTGATTGATACTCCCGTTGATAAAGGGAATATTGCCATCTGACTCCAACCTTTTATAGTACAATTAAAAAGATTCATGTTACTCATGACGCAATAAATTCCTATTCTCATATTCAGCAAATTGCAATTAGTCAAAGTTAAATTTGAGCCAGAACTCAAACTAAAGGCATATCCAACATTACTTATATTAAATGTAATGTTTTTAAAATTAATAATGCCTGATTTAGCTGCGATGAAAGATGCATGTTCAGTTATCAGAGCATTATTAACTAGTATTGTGGTGTTTTCTTCAAAGTTAAAGAAAGTACCGCCTGTTTGAGTGAAGATATAGCCTTGTGTTCCTCCTTTATTAATAACAATACTCTGGTTAATAGAACGCAATGTTATCCAGCCTAAATCTCTATCTACTGTAAATAAAGTGCTACTTGCATCTAATATTTTGTTAATAGTAATTGTTACTTTTATCCCGCTTTCAGCTCCACTTGGAAAATTAGACAATATTTTCTCAATGCATTCTTTTAAAGTAGAAAAAGAATAAAGACCTGTAGAATTAGTATCTACACTATATTCTAGCAAATTCTGAACAGGTACAACTACATCGGGTATTATGTTATTTTCTATTTGTTCATTAGTTGGATCTTGCGTAATACTTACTATTTCAATGGTCGGGTCATTAACTTTGAAATTATCTTTTATAAATCCGCCTTGTGCAGTTTTGTATATTGCTCGGACAATTTGATTCGTATAAAGCGGGGAGCTGATAAAATCTTCCGGGTCAGGTTCAAAAATAGTTTTTAGTCCTGGTATGCCGTCTATACTTACTTGAGTTACTCCCTTAGTATTCTCTGGAGTAATAAAAGAGATGGCCATTCCATCGTAATAAGATTGTTTTGGGATACCGATAGAAGAAACCAAAGTTAGATTAGTAAATTGTTCGCTAGGATCTATTGTTGTTAATATTACAGTGTATTCATTCGAATAAATATTAGCTACAGAACGAAGATCATTAATTCGATGAAATTTAGTACCGATGAATACAGCCTCTACATAGTCATTCGCTTGTAGTATCACTGTAGAAGTAGTTTGATATTGAACAAAATCTACTAGACCTAAAGTTCCTATCTTCACTTGCACATTAGCAGTAGTAGTAATCGGAGATACAAAAGATATCTTCATTCCTATAAGATAAGAAGGTATTTTTGCACTATTTACCGGGCTGAGTGTTATTGTATTAGCTTGTGTTGAACTAGCTACAAACCCTTCTATTGCTGGGTTACCGATACTTTTTACAAGATCAGTGTAATTAATTTTCCTATCCGTCCCGCTAGTTGTTTTTCTAGTTAGCATAAGATCGCCCACACCGAACACATCGGTACTTTCTAATTCAGTAATTTGTTTTCCAGTCATTTTATGTTACCACGTTTCCTGTTGTTATATTTTTCCATACTGCGCCGTTGCTATAAGCCAAAATACCTCCGCCAGAATCACTCACAAATAGTATCTGGGCAATATTGTCGGCAGCTGTCGGTAATGTCGCAACAGTATAAATCTTAGGACGATTTAGATGGTAATCATGATACTCAAGGGTAAGATTAGTTTGACGACCCAACCAATTAAAATATTGTCTAGGCGGGACTTCATCTAAATCCCAGCCTAAATCTTTTTTTTGCTCTGACGGTTCATAGACGTTTAATTCATGATTAGTAGGATTTTCCGTCTCTACACTTGCCCATCTAGGGAATATTGGTTTTACCGGTTCATCCATAATTGATAATTTCTGCTAAAGTTCCGCCGCCAACTACTATTGACGCCGCTAATATAAATTCCCCAAATCCAAAGCTACCCTCGGAAGATGATATTGTATCTGCTTCGATAAGGAGCGGTAATACTCCGCTATTTTCATTGATATCAAGGTTTTGTTCGCCTGTAGAGTTTACTAAAAAATTCAATGATTCGCTAGTAGAATCACTGAATCTAAATAGATTGTCTCCGCTAGCTGCGGTTACGATAAATTCACCCACGCCCATAGGTCTTATTGAGGATACTAAACTCCTTATATTGAATAATCCAAGGTCAATTTCAGGAGGTGTAACTTTTCTTTTTTGTATGAACAAAGAAAAGTTAGCTGGATATATTTCGGTATATTCTATTTTTTTGGGAGCATAAAGTATTCTAATTGCAGAGATGATATCCTCAGGAGTGCCACCGCCGTTATTTATTAAGGCTCTTACCAAAATGGCAGTGCGGTAATCATTATCGTTTTTAAAATTGCGCGACTCTCCAACAATACCCCCCATAAGATCTAAAGTGTAGCCAAAAGCCGTCGGGATAAATCTCTTTAATTGTAGATCTAAAAAAGTGTCTTCTACACGCTGTAATTGAGATATCAGAGCATCCATTAAGATGGATAAGGTCTTGCTCTCTTTGTATTGTTCTAAATCATACTCGCGAATTGCTTGTAAATGATTTTCAGGTTTGGGAAGCTCATTTACCCTATGTAGATTATCATCTAGCTTTATTAATGTTGTTATGCTCACACTAGTACCTCAATCGTGATTTTAGTAATATCAGTAGTTACTATTTGCGAAGGCAAAACTACAATGTTTGTAGCCTCAAGAACGGGGATATTAGTTTCTACCAAAGTTCCGCCTATTGTGATTAGGGCATTAGTAATACCTGGGACAGCATAAACCCCTGCAAAAAGAGATTGATATATTACCGGCTCCCCTAACCCAACCTTTAATATTTGATTTACGATATTTTGTTTTATAGCGGCGATAGACTCTGGGATAAACTCACTATTTTTTGTAATGATTACATTAGCAAAAACATAAACTTTTATCGACCTAGAAAAATGTACAACTTGGTTTTTACCTTCTGAATCAAGTATAGTTATTTCCGTGTTTCCATAAGTCTTTATGCCGGCTGGCTTAACCAACCAGATCATATTAGCAATGTCTGAGTCTACTCCGCCTAAGACTAAAGCTTCAAAACTTTTGGGAGGCAAACTATTTGCATCCGTAGTCTCCGTAATATTTTCCAATATCTTTGTTGAGGTTACGCCAGTTATATTTAGTAATCTAGCTCTCATAGCTTCTATAGTCCCGCTGCCAGAGAATTTTATTGATTTAATTCTTCTAGCCCTTAGTTCGGGGTCAGTCTCTAAATTGCGACCGGTTAAACCGGCTGCTTGGTTATTGATTGATATCCAGCCAGATATAGGGGTTTGAATAATAGTTACGCTCTTCTGGGGGATATCTATAGCTCCCGCCTCTTTTGCAACTAAATCTATATTAGCTGAGCAGCTATTAATTGCCATTTCCTCCGTAGTGAAACAAGAAAATAGAGATAAGTAGTCATTTGCACTAATAGTAAGTATTGCTTCCGTCCTAGTCACAGTCAAGCTAGTATTTACGGCAATTAACAATCTTAAACCCTCTGCAATATCAGAGATAGATTCTAAGGGAAGCTTTTCGTGTGTATATTCAATATTATTCACTATTATTTTGTATTCGGGAAGAGTGTTATCGATAACCTCAACTACTATAGAATTGCATTGCTCATTATTTACTGTAATGCTTTGCGGGAACAACAAAATATTATTTGTATTTTCTATTAACACTTCGCTACCCATCGGAATAGTAGTGTAGTTAGTCGCGTTTATCTGAGCTGTTACAGTTGAATATGTAGCAGATAGTCTCTTTATACCATTATAGTCAGCAATACCGTCTAAACTGTATCCAGTTGCCGTATTTGGATAACTCGCATTATATACTTCCTCACCTTTTAAATCAATTTTAGCCACTTCTGTTAAAAAGGTATTGATTAAAACAGAGAACACGGAAGGAGGGGTTAGGTTAATTGCTCCTAATGCCCCCGTTAAAACCTCCTCTACTTCCGCGGTCATCATATCAAATGGCTTAGTCTTGTATCCTTCTTCGGTTAATCCGTATTGCTTGCTCATAATTCAATATTTATCTCATTATTTAAATTATCAATAATAGTTAGTTTTAACTCAAGAGTTCTAGTAGCGTCATTAAACTCTATGTCAAGTTCCGTTAAATCCTTGACTCCGTCAACCGATCTAATAGCGTTTACAAAGATAGCACGAACAGTATCAATTGAATTTTTAGTACCCAGTATACTATCATAATAAGGTATGCCTAAATCCTGATTTAAAAACCACTCTCCTTTAAATAAGAGTAACGCCTGCTTCACTCTCTGGGCAACGGCTTGATCATCAGTTGTTAACTGAAAATCAAAGTCTATAATTGCTAAATCATGGCTACTAGATAGTAATATATCTTTTTTAAACATAATATTTTTTAATTTGTTTGACCTGAGTTTGTAGGAGTTTTTACAACAACGCATGCACCACCGCTTGGAGGAGCAGTTACTGTTGTAACATCCTGATACATATGAGTATGAGTAGCTAAATCTTTACCGCTAGACGTCTGAATCGCATTGCCCGTAATAGTAGACGTACTATCAACATTACCGGTTAAGGTACTAGTGCCTGTTACTTCAATATTCCCTTGTATCTTCATGTTACCTATTTGAGTAAAATTAGGAGTTTCTGTATCAATAGTACCGCTCGCTTTAATACTAGCACTTTGACATTCTATTGATGCTGTGCCACTAACTTTTGCCGTTAAAGTTTGACACTCAATATTAACGATTTCAGTTGCTTTAATATTAGCCGTTTTACATTCGATTGTAATGTTTTCTTGGGCTTTGACGCTAGCTGATTTGCATTCTACAGCTACTGTTTCCTCAGATTTTACAAGAGCAGTCTTGCAATTGATTATTACATTTTCTGTTTTTACATTAATTTCTTTTGCCGTATGTATATCTATTGTCCCTTTTGGTTTTAAAGTGATTTCGGAACCATCGAAACTAATAAGCATGTCGGTATTATTCCGAGCAGGGCTTTTAGACGTGAAAGGACTTAAACCCATAATAGCTACGGCATCACTTAAATGATGGCTTCTCATACTCTTGGGTGTCAAGTTCTTTCCACCCAGTAGCCATGACGTACTATCCCGATCTAAAAACATAACTAAGCAAGTATCTCCTCTAGTAATCGGCATAGTAATTGAAGCCCCTCCGCACCTGGGGAAAATTACCGGCACGCCAGACAATACAGGATAGTCTAGGCTTGTTTCATTTTGATATAACTCTTGCATATCAATCTTTACATCCGCTTTCTGTGTTTTAAAGTCATAGCTTTCTATATAAGCAGGCATGGCCACCCTTATTGAGCCTGATATCTTACCCGTCAAATTATTGATTATCTCAGCTTGTCCTTTGCTCATTCTTTCCTTTTAATTAAATTGCGATTACTTCCATGTCGCTATACCAATCATTGCCTCTAGTATCACCCTTATGAGTTATTTTTTGTATCTCATACTTTCCGTTCAAGTCTTGACTTTGGATAGCGATAATATCATTAACTTGTAAATGAGGTTGTAGTAATGCTTGTACCGAGTTCACCTTCCTCTCTTGTTTGGTAATACTGGATTTTCCTAACCTTCTAGACACTTGTTTTACAGATTCGGGATTCAGGATTAATCCGCTCGATGGAGTTAATAACATAACCTCATTTGCAAGCGGCTTCTTAGTTCCTTTTATAGTGATAATGCCATTTTGTATTGACCACCCAAACCCAAACTGTAGTCCTAAGTTATTAAGTATTTGATCAAGAGACCCAAGATCAGAATAACCATTATCAATAGTTTTGCTCTCGTCAACATCTATTAATCTAAAGACGAATTGATTATTACTCTTTGTCCTTAAGGCATCTAATATATTTGTAAGTTTAAGTTTTGATTTACTTGAAAAGCCAATACTTATTGGATTATCTCTAATTTTCTTTAACCCTTCCGCAATATATATTTCAGTAACCACCTCAGTCTTGTCTCTATTGTGTTTTACCTTAGAGATATCACCCTGTCCTATTTCTATTAGGCCTTTGTCCTGGGCGTAGCCTGCGAAGATTCTAACTAAGGCTTCTTGCTCTGTTATAAGCTTTCTGGTATAGGGGGCAAGGTTGTAAATCTCGACTTTTGCCGTGTTTTCCTTGGCGTTTTTTGATTTAATAATTTCAAATTGTATCTTGCTATTTTCAATGGTAATCATCTGGGCACCTTCAATAACAACCTTGCAGACTCTGTCAAAATACAACATGAACTAAACCTCTATATCGCTTTGCAAAACCTGAAAAAGTTTTACGTTACCGTTCACCATATTATCATGGGTGATAGATGTAATCCTTTCATCATCCGTTAAAGGGA